AGGCGGAAGGCTGAGGACTCGTATCTTGGAACCAAGGAAGTCATTAGGTGCCGTGGCATCAACTTCAAGAAGATAGATGTCATCGTAAGCAACGTAGTCGTCACCAACCGTGGACGCACCACTCATGTTGTTGAAACGCATGTACTCGGTGTTTGAAAAGAAGTTGCCGTTGGTTCTGGCAGTAGTGTCTACCATCACTTGAACTCCGTCCACATACACGTCGTACTTGCCATTGGACGATGAGCCGCTGGAGATGGTCCAAGCCATCTCGACGTAATGCCAAGAACCGGCAGTGAAGACGCCAGTCGCGGTCTCAATCGTTCCGCCTACGAAACGAGATACTGAAACATCAGCAGAACTGACGCAGTTGATGGAGAAGTCGGCACTGCCACCAGAGCCGTAGCTATTATACACCTGCATGATGCTGAAGGTGTTCGCGGGGTCGGGGATGTGAACCCGGACACCCATAAGAAATTCCGTCGCACTGGCACCCACGCCACGCTGTCCAGAGGCAAAAGTGTGTCTGAGATAGTTGCCGTTGCTAAAACTGTTACTGCCCATCTGAAGGGCATAGCCTTCGCTGAAAGCATCAGTTATGGTGAAGTATGAGTCAGTAGCGGGTGCTCCACCAGAGGCTGTGAGTGACCAACGCTTGTGTACGTGAGGGCGGGTAGTGGCTTGATTAGCGAGACCCGTAAGAGTGCCGACTGTCTCGAAGCCTTCAAAGAAAATGATCGACATGGAAGACCTCCAAGAGAGAAAAACCGGGCTGCCCCCGAAGGGGCAACCCAGCCGAGAGGGTGATTACCCAGAGACAGTGTAGGTGATCTTCAGCGTGTCGCCAGAGACGGCAGCGACCGTCGAGGCGAACGCAGCAGTGCTCCACAACGTACCGGACGTACCGGACTTCGTTGCGTTGTCCACGATGAAGATACCCTTGAGCGTTACGGTCGCGTTGATTGAGAAATCGACCGTGCTCGCGTTCGTGATGGAGCGGCTAGAAGCACCGCCCTCAGTCCACGTTTGGCGTGCAGTTTCAGTGTATGCAGTGCTCTCACTCCAGCCACCGTGCGTTACCATCGTGTCGGCGTTCGCAAAGGCAGTCCAGCCAGAGTTGTCAACCAGACCAATGTACCAAGTGCCACTCTGAGTGCCACCGGAAAACATATCGTCCAGAATCTTGTTCAAGCCAACGTCCACGATGCCATTGGGCACCCGGTACGTCGCCTTCAGTTGACCGTCTCGGTCGTAATGCTCGACGCGAAAACGACCCTGTAAGCTCATTTTGTTCATGGTTTCTCCTAGGAAAGTCGTGATGTTTGGCGACGTAGCTCTCGTCGCAATCCGCTAGCGATTTGTCGTGACGCTTGTTCCGGGTTCTCGCTACCCGATCCACCCGTCACGTTCACGTTGATGTCTCCGATGTTAGTTACAGACCCACCCGTCTCGCGGTATGATGGTGACTGACCGGCGTTCATAGCCTGTAACTGCGAGAAGAACCGGCCAGAGGATCGTCTGTTCATCACAAACTCACCTGGAGACAACATAGCCGGAACTGTATCTTGACCGCGAGTGGGACCACCCGTGGCTCTGTGTGCAACCTTGCCACCATGGAAGAACCCGCCTCCACCGCCTGCACCAGCCGCAGCAACTGCGGCAGCGGCTGCACGAGCGGCAGCAGCAAGAGCGTTCATTTGAGCAATGGCTGCTGAAGCATTGACGCTCGGATCGGGAATGTTCTCGATCTCGCGTCCAGCAGCATTTGCCTTGACGCCAAGGTCCTCCATGGAAACTCCAGCCGCAGCAGCCAATGATTGTTGCTCACGCAATGCTGCATTGGCAATGTGGGCAGCGTCGGCTGCCTTCTGCTCATTCTCTGCTTTTCCTTGCTGGTTTCTCAGAACCTGCTCAGTCGCTCGTGCTTGTCCTTCCAGTGCCTGAACTGCGTCGTTTTCTAGCCCAAACTCCTGGGCTGCGGCAGCAATCTTCCGCTGCTGCAATTCTAGTTGTTTTTCTAGCTGAGTGGCAGCCGTGCCTTCGGCGGTCGCTGACGCAGTTTGAATCCTCAGCAACTCGTCGCTGATGGCACGCAATTGCTCGCGGGCACCTGCGGCAAACTCTTGACCGAACAGATCGCTCAGCCGGGAACCAGAGGTGGCTGCTTGAAGAGTTCGTCGAAAGGATTCAGCAGCCGTGGTGTTCTCGTTGATGCGAACCACGTTGGCTTTCATCTGATTGGAGAATTTCACCGCAGCCAGCACTGCCTGCTCTTGGATGTTGCGGAGTTCCAGGAACTTGCCTGCCGCTTCTCCAAGAGGGGCGAGGTTCAAGTTCGATGCGTCGAAGATTCTTCCAACCTGCTGTGCAGCAGTGCTGGCCTGTGACTGTAGTTGTGCCATCTGCTGTGCGATATTGGCGATACGAGTATTCTCGGCGGCACCAACAGGATTCACAATACGCTCGATGGCATCATTCACTGATCGAATGAGAGGCAACACTCTACCAACAGCGGAGGCAATGCCTGCTGCCATCCTGTCTGCTAAGACGATGATGTCATCCACCACTGAGATAAAGGCGTTGCCAAAGTTTACGACAGCCTTCTGCAAGGCTTGGAAGTCTTCTCTTTGTTGCAGACGCTGGAAGCCGTCGATGAAGTTGTTGACGAACGTCAGAGTATCGACTGCCAGTTCACCAAGTGCTTCGCCAACGCCAAGAGTGGAGTTGGTCAAGTTGGCCAGTTGAATATCGAACTGTGCAGCAGTCTGCTCGTTGAAAATCTTGAAGGCTACGTCTAACGAGCCTGCTGATTCCCGCACAGCTTTCAACGAACTGTCGAACAACTTTGCATCGTTGTTCAACAAACCGAAGATACCAAGCTGACCACGGATGGTTCCGAACAGAGCAGCCAGTGCCTTCTCGTTGCCGCCGACTTCTTTGAGGAGAGCCTTCAAGGCACCTTCGAGTCCACCGAACTTCTCGATCAACTCGCCACCAGAAGCAACGCCAAGTTTCCCCATCACCGCAGCAAGGTCGTCGCCCGGCTTGATCATCTTGTTGAAGATGTTTCTGACCTGAGTCAACGAGAAGCTGGTATTGTTACCAGACAACGTCAACGCAGTCAAGGCACCAGCGACTTCCTCGAAGCTGACGTTCAAGGCGTTGGCTTGGTTGTTGACCGTACCGAGACGACCTTCCAATCCTTCGAGTTCGATCACACCCTTATTGTACGTGGCGAACAAGATGTCTGAGATGCGTGCCGCTTCCGAGGCGTCCAGGTTGTACGCCTTGATCACTGACGACACAGCGTTCACTGCCGTGGTCAGACTGGAACCGGTGACACGAGCCAGATTGTTGATCGGCCCTTGGAGAGCGTCCAAGGTCGTGGCGGTATCACCGAGATCATTCTGCAACGCCTCCAACGACGCACGAGTGACTTCGGCAATGGGTTGGCCGGTTGCGTTGGAGAGTTCGATCAGACGATCACGGAGGTTGCCAATACCGGCAGCACCCTCATTGGAGATCGCCGCGATCCGAGCCGTCTCTTTCTGGAACGCGAACGAACGCTCAACCGAGTCTTGCAGACCTTGATTGATGGCACTAAGACCACGAATGATAGTTTGGGTGGCGATGATCCGACCGAATGTTTCCCAAGATAGGGTCAGACTTTTGCCTGCCGCCGTGCCCTTCTTACCAGTGTCAACCATGGCTTTGCCAGCACCGGTGACAGACTTCCTTGCCTTTTCGGCTGCGGTCGCGGTGTTCGTGAAACCAGCCGCTGCACCACCAGACTTACCAGCAGTCCTATTGAGTTGGCCGATGGACGCATTGACATCCTTGATCGCCGTGTTGAGGGCGTTCAAGTTGGCAATCGCCGAAGCGGTTTCAAATCCAATGGTTTCTGTAATTGCCATCTATATTGGTTTCCCAGAAATGAAGAGGGTTGGGTCGGGCAGCTTCACTGTTTTAGCGAAACTTTTGAAGTCGTTTCTTCCTGCTTCAAGGAAGTTGTACGGGGTTTGGTTTCTGAGTTTGCCGTATGGTTGTGGAGGTGGTCCTGGAGAAGCATTGTTGAACTCATTGTATTCCAGGTAGGCGAGGCTCGTCTCATAAGTGAAGAACCAGCCTTCGGCAGTTCGTTCAATCCCTCCACCTCCTGTGCTGCGACCGAGCGAGGTCCTGTCTTTGCGGGCAACCAGTGGACCGTATGTCACAGAGAAACCAACCTCGTTGGCCAAGGCTTCAAAGGTTGCCCTCGAAGCCTTGGACCAAGTCGGGATGATTGTAAGCACCGTAGAAAGCCACGACCGTGCGGCTTGCTTGGTGACCTCTTCCATCTTCTTATCAAGTGCTGCCTCATAACTTTTGAGATCAAAGTCGATCTTGTAAAGTTTGGTGGTGAACTTGAAACTCATCTTCGTCTTCCTCGACGAGGCGGAACAGAGGGGGTCTTCTTTGGTTCGGGATTCTCTTCAGTATCCCGAATCTGTGAATACGCTAAGAGTTTGGCCTGCACCCATGAGGTGCAATCATCGAAGCCTTTCTCTACTCCTGGAGGTCTGACGCCTGTTCGCTCACAGGCTCGCCAGATGGCGTACTCTCCTGTTCGGAACTTGGGCAAGATGATTTTGCGGACTCCCTCGCCAGACCACGCAAGAAATTTGCTCGTGCCGCTTCCAGCTTCTGCTCATTGAGAGCGTTCGCTGAAGCCACGCAGTTGACTACGTGATTGACCTCTGTCTGGCTGAGACCGGCAGCCTTCATGTCGGCGTCCCAGTTATTCCATGTGGAAGGCTGATCCATCCTCACAGTGTCCCACTCGATGTTGGACGGCTCAAGAGATTTGAGCAGAATCCAACCGAACCGAAGGATGCCATGCTGAGTGATGGCTTCCAGGTAGGAGGGATCGTCCAGAGACTTTTTCCATCCACCAGCAACCAACATGGCTTTTGGCTTAGGTTCTGGACACTTGGACTCGAACTCGCTCATGTCTGTGACCGCAACTGCTCGGAACACGAGGTCCTCTGCGGTCGGTCGTGGCAGAACCAGAATCTCTTCGGCTGGTCCTTTCACTTCTGCACCATTGATCTTCATTGTAAATAACCCTCTCAAAGGTTAGAGAAAGAGTGGGGGAGAGACTCCCCCACTCAGTGTGGAGTAAATTAGCACCCGGTGATGTCGCTACGAGTCGTAGTCACGTCAGTGACATTACAACGACCGGAGACCGCGATGGAGGCGTCTTGAATGGAATACTCAAGAGACTCATATCGGAAATCCTCAAAGAGGAAGTCTTGGTCTTGGTCAGTACCACAAGGGACGCAGTGAACGACGTAGATGTCAACCGCATACGGCTCACAAAGGTCGCTGGAACTGGAGACCCATTCGGTCGCCTCACCGATCCGCTTGATTGCATCAACGGGGGTGATCGCCTGACCACTCTGCGTGGTGACGTACTCGAAAGTAAACGCCAACTCAACTTCGAGTGGTTGATCTTCGCCGAGGCGAACCGTGTCGAGAGTGTCACGATCAAGATCGTAAATCAGGTCACGGTTCTCGGTCCAGGACAAGTCGCCGTCACCGATTGCAATCGTGATCCGCTGAGGCAGAACGGTGATCACAGCAGTGTCAGCAACATCAGACGCCAGAGCCGGGGTGAACACGATATTCGTGGTCGGGCTTGCAGCAGTTGGAGTCCGGGCAGTCACGGTATGAACTGGCGAGCCAGTTTCTCCCGCGACCGTAAATCGAGCACCGACCGGAACAAGGTCGGGATCGGTAGAATTGAGAACAACAGACGCAATATCCAAGGTGGTTTCGCCAGACAGGTCGGTGGGAGATACATCGGTGTCAATCGCCGCTGTACCAGACAGACCATCTTGAATGTAGATCGTTGTGTCTCGGAGTTGGATTCTTGCCATCCTAATCTCCTATTGAAAAAGGTTGATGATACGTATCAAAGAAGGACCGTCTTACTTGACCTGAGAGTGCGAGTCTCAAGCTAGTCGCCGACGTAGCTATTAGCAGCCAGTGATGTCAGATCGAGTCGTGGTTACGTCAGTGACGTTACACCGTCCCGAAACCGCGATGCTCGCATCCTGGATTGAATACTCAAGGGATTCATAACGGAAATCCTCGAACAGGAAGTCTTGGTCCTGATCGGTTCCGCAAGGTACGCAGTGGACAACATAGATGTCAACAGCATACGGTTCACACAAGTCGCTCGAACTGGAAACCCACTCCGTGGCTTCGCCAATTCTCTTGATGGCGTCCACTGGGGTGATCGCCTGACCACTCTGCGTGGTGACATACTCGAAAGTAAACGCCAACTCAACTTCGAGCGGTTGATCTTCGCCGAGGCGAACCGTATCGAGCGTGTCACGATCAAGATCGTAAATCAGGTCACGGTTCTCGGTCCAGGACAAGTCGCCATCGCCAATTGCAATCGTGATCCGCTGAGGCAGCCAAGTGATCACGTCTGCTTCGGAAACAACCGATGCCAGAGTGGGGGTGAACGCGACTCGAAGAGTCGCTGCGTCCGCTGGGCTGTTGTCACGAGCAGTGACAGTATGAACTGGCGAACCAGTCTCACCGGCAACCGTGAACCGAGCACCTACCGGCACGAGGTCAGTGTTGGTGCTGTTCAGCACGAGAGTTTGCAGACCAACGTCGGTTCGGACTGAACCAGTTGCTCCGGTCAGAGCGGCACCGTCAACGATGATGGTGTCCCAGTTCTTGTCGTCCACCGACGTGCCGTCGAACGTGACGGTCACCGTGCCGTCGCTGATACCAGCCGAGCCAGACTCGGCAACACTGATGTCGGCGGGCGTCCAGGAAGGGTAACCAGCCGCAGCCGTGTCGATAGCGGCCTCGATGGTCGCGGCGGTTGCATTGTAAGCAATCGCTGCCGTGGTAAACGAGTTGCCATCCTCGTCTTCAAAGTAGAGGGTGTACGTGCCACCCAATGGTGCTCGCACATACTGAGCGATGACTTGGACTTCATCTGCCAGAGGGGCAGTCGAAGAACCTTCAGTGGTGACGGAAACGGCGGGGACGGCGAGACAAGAGTTGCCAATGTCAACCTGTC